AGTTTGCCGAGTTGATTGTGTTGAAGTGTTGCGAGGTTGCTGACACACTGCATTTGTATCTTCCACCTATGACCGCTAAGAAGTTGATAGCTAGACATTTTGGACTTGAGCCATGAATGATCGAATAAAAGAACTACTTGCCCGCCCTGAGCTTGAACGTCTAAATGATTGGGCCAGCATTGGCCCTGTGCAGAGGGCGGCGCTAGAGGAGTTTGCCGAGCTTGTGGTGTTGGAATGTATTAGTCTTAGCAGCGTCGACACCATTGAACCCGCATGGATGATAGCCAAAAAGATTAAAGAACATTTTGGAGTTGAGCCATGACTGAACCATACGCCTGGATGGCAGTGGGCGGGACTATCTGGAACCACAAGACCAGCGAAGACGATGTGCCGTTGTACACAAAACCCCAATGGCAGGGGCTGACGGATGATGATGTAAATGAAATCACAAAAAATGTGATTGCGTTCAAAAGCGATGTTGTGGGCTTTATTGGGCGGGCAGAAGCAAAGCTACGCGAGAAGAACACATGAACACCATCATTCCAGCAAAAGAAGTTGCCGCAAGCATTTGGAAAATCATGGAAGAAGTTGTCAATAAACTTCCAGAAAAAGACCGGGAGAACTTGAAGGCAGTAATGCTTAATCAGCTTGGCGTGGCTATGTTTAACGGGCCAAAAGAAAAGGAGAAGAACGAATGACAGACGAAGAAATCCACGACTGCTTTCAGCAGCGCAGCAAAGATAAGACTCAGGAACGCAGACTAATTGCTAACGCTATTGGGGAAAAACTGTGTGGTGCTATTGCATATGAATTGACAAAACGGATGGTTATTGACATGCCAACTGCACGTGCTGCGGTTGACGCAGCCCTGAAGGAGAAAAATGGTGGCTGAACCTTACGCTTGGGTAGACGTTGATGGATTTGTCAGGTATAAAAAGTATAGCGAGCACGACACACCGCTTTACACCGCAAAGCTTGAATGGCAGGGGCTGACGCTTGCTGATATAGATGACCTTGAGGTCGGCAGGGATTGGATCGCTGGAGCGCGGTGGGCTGAAGCAAAGCTCAAAGAGAAGAACACATCATGTTAATAATCTTTTGGATGGTGTGGGCTGATTACAGTTTGTGGCTGGGAATAATATGACTGAAACCGAACGTAAGTTAGACCTACTCTTAGGAGACGCACTTGCTGAAAACGAAAAGTACCGGAAAACAAACGAACACCTTGTCAGCGCAACGGCTGCTGCGTTGGCTGAGAATGCCCTACTCAAAAAGCGACTTACTTATCAAGACGATAGGGAAGGATGGGTTGGTACGCACTCGCCGGAATGTTGGGCGTTTGGTCCGCGCCACTACGAGTGCGCGTTGCGGCACATAAGGGGTTCAAATGACTGACTCAGTCAACAACCCCGAGCACTACACCCAAGGCAACATCGAGTGCATCGAAGCAATCCAGGCTGCGCTCTCACCAGAAGAGTTCCGTGGCTATTGCAAGGGCAACGCGCTCAAGTACATCTGGCGCGAGAAGCACAAAGGCGGCGACGAGTCCTTGGCAAAAGCCGTGTGGTATTTGAACCGCAGATATATGCCATGAAGCCGACCAAAGCCGCCATAGACGCGATCAGGGACGCCTACATGGCCGACGTCTTGACGATCAGAGCGCACATCCTAGCGCTCAATGATCCGCACCTGGAAGATGCCTGGGCCGGGATAGAGACGTTTGCTGCCGTGGCGCTGCGGGTGATGGCGAAGACCAACCCTAGCAAGCTGCGCAGTGAGATGGTGACTGTGGGTATTTCGGCGTTGCTATGAAAATTGCTCCAATATCACTTAAGTTGGCGCAGGAATATGTGCGCGAGCATCACCGGCACAACAAGCCTCCGATTGGCCACAAGTTCAGTGTTGGCCTGTTTGTCGATGACGTTCTTGTGGGCACGGCAACCGCTGGCCGTCCAGTGGCGCGGATGTTGGATGATGGGCTGACGTTAGAGGTGACGCGCACTTGCACCGATGGGACGCGCAACGCCAACTCAAAACTGTACGGCGCTATCTGCCGCGCAGCTACTGCGCTTGGCTATGCGAAGTGCGTGACGTACACACAACACGATGAGTCTGGCGCGTCGTTGCGCGGCGCTGGTTGGGCAGTTGCCGCCCAACTTCCGGCCCGAAAGGGTTGGGATGCGCCAAGTCGGAAACGCTCCGACATAGGGTCGGGTGATGTTGCGCGTATCCGCTGGGAGCGGGTGCTATAAGCGGTCGACCTTGCCGTCGAGCTTGTCAAAGATGCGCCCCAGCAGGTCGCGAATCTCTTTGAGGTCTGACCTGTAATCGTCGCGGGTGACGTAGGTTTTGGGTAGCTCAACCGACAGTCTTGCCAGGTCGCCTCTCAACTCTTTGACCGCCGTCCAGAGTTCTCTGGCGAACCACCCGGTAACGGTACAGACGGCACCAAGGCCGGTGTTGATGAGAGACTGCGAATCCATCAGATCATCCTTGCAAGCAGTGGCACCGCCCCACCGGCACAGGTTGCTAGGGCATCGAAGAATTCTACACCGTGCGTGGGTGTTAGGCCCGCTCTGACGGCTCGCATGTTGGATAGCTTGTCCAGCGCCTCCTTGCCCACTGCGGCCAGCACCACCAGACCGTAGGCAACGTCCGGGCGACGGAAGATGGCTAGGGCGGCTAGGAAGATCAAGCTGCCGTAGAAAAAATGGTTGGCTTTATCTTGCGGGAGCGAGGGCATTCGATTTCCTTGTGTCGTCGCGGCCAATGCCACCAATAATGATGCGGGGTGCAAGACTATTGGTCGGTGGTGTTGGCGTCTTCATGGCAATGCGCGCTTTGGCAAGAACTGTTTCCGGCACCGCGCCGTTCAGCAATTCAGCCGCTACTTCAGCGCCAAGTTTTTTGTCCAGCCCACCCTTGACGCGGTTCATCACAAGCCGCGCCACGTTGTAGACAGTGTTCCAAACGCCAGTCGGCATGGTGCCGGTTGTTTGAGTAACCAGATCAAATGGGCTTTTCGATAACTTTCGACCTTCTGCTGCCAATTGGTCAAACGTTTTTCCGCTAGCGATCTCGGCTTGAATCTTCTCCACCACTGCGCGGAGTTCAGGCAGACCTTTGGTGAGATCGGCAAGATGCTGCTGAGATGCCAGCGCGTTTTTTCCAACAGGCGTCTGTTGTATCAGCCGAGTAATTTCGGCCATTTCTTTGGCGTCGGCAAACACTTTTGCGGCAGTTGTTGGGTCGTACGCCTTGAGCACCCGCATGATGCCGGCCTCGTTGGTCGTCAGATGTTCCAGCATCTTGGCGCCGTCTTTTAGCGCCAGCGTGTCTTGCATGACACCCCGCGCCAGAGCAGACTTGGCCGGCGCGTCCATGCGTCTTAGCGCCATGTCAGCCGTCATCGGGTCGGCCACTACCTTCTGGCGCAGGTCTTTGACGTACTTGAAATTCAAAGTATCTGAGGCAAGCTGCAACGCTTCGTTTTCTTTGGCAAACTGTTCCTTGACCGTTGGCCCGATAGCGGCTTCCCGCGCTTTTTGCGCTTCCGTTGCAGGCGCAAACTCAGCTTCTACTTTGCCGGGGATGGCCTTCGTTGCTTCTTTGACGCTTTCTGCTGCGGTCTTAAGTCCTTGCGCCTGGCTAGCGATACGTTCAACCTCGGCGCCAAGCCCCATGCCGGCTTTGTCGTACACATCGACAATTTCTTTGTGGTCAAACAACCACTTCGCTGCTTTGTCTGCGGACACTTCTGTGCCTGCGCCAGTGACCTTGCTGACATCTCTACGGACCTGATCCAAGATGCCGTTCTTGAGAACTTCCATCGCTGCCGGATCACGGGCAAACGTGCGAACGTATGCTTTTGCTTCTTGGATGGTACTGATGCCAGTGGGCACTATTTGTTCTGGTGACAGTTGGGGCTGTCCCAACCGGTTAGCCCGATCAGTAGTAGAGAGCTTGCCCGTGTAGAACGGTTGCACAACTTCAGTGGTGTGAAGTTGCTTTGCGGCGGTGTACGCATCCACTGCTTCTGCGGGAGCGCCGCGTGCAATGGCTGCGTTCAACTCACCACGAATTGCGTTGATGTTGTTGCGCAGCGCCGTTGCTGCCGTGTCGCTGGGCAGCGCACTTGCCAGTTTTCCATACGCTGCCGACAACGCCCGATTGACCGTGGCGGCGTCTTCCAGCGTCGCCATAGCAGGCGGCGTTACCGTTGGCGTTTTGACGCCAAACATTCCAGCGGCGGGTGCAGACGGGGTAGCAGGTTGAAACACCCGTTGGATGCGGCTCAGTTCGCTTGGCACCGTGTTTGGCGCCAGCACCGACAACAAGTCTTGCCCAAGCGCCTTGGCCTTGTCGACAACACTCTGAATGTTAAACGGTTCAGGCGCAAGTTCAAACGCTTTCTTGTACGCCGGCCCGGTGACCTCAGTTTGGGTCTCCTTTAACAATCTTTCTTTGGTTTGCCCAAGCACCGCGCCCGATTCGCTGGGATCAATGTCGGGCAGGGTCTTGTGCAAGTTGGCGCGTTGCTGCGCCAGACTGGCTTCTGCGGCTTGCTGTTCTGCCGTCAACGCGCCGGTACGAGCGGCTTGTTGTTCTGCAAGTTTTGCAGCAGCGGCTTCTGCTTGCGCAGTCAACGCGGCGGTCTGAGTTGCTTCTTGTCCTTGCAGGCCAGCACGTTCGCCAGCCAAGGCTTGCGACACTGCTTTGCGTGGGGCTGACAAGCCGGCGGTAGCCGTAGGCAATGCTTGCTGTGCCAGCATGTTTACGTCGGTTTGAGCGCCGGCCAACTGATTGGCTTGCCCTGTTTCCGCTACAGCAGCGCGTTCTCTAGCTAGCTTGGGCAACTGTTCTTTGCTTCGGCTTACTATTGCAGCAAGTTCATGCGAGCCCAGATCAACAGCGATCTGTTCGATGGGCACGCCCTGCTTCATCATCTCTGCCATCTGGGCCAGCTTGGCAGGGTCGTTGTTCAACGCGGTTGCGTATGCGCGGGCTTTTATGCTGCTGCCGCCACCGGGAAGGTACGGCTCAAGCACTCGCCATACCGGCGGCGCAACAAGGCCCGCAACTTTGGCGACTGGTGCAAGTGGGTTTGTGTACGTCCCTGCCGTAGACAACGCGCCGCCTGCGGTACGCATGGCGCCCACAACTGGCGCAGCGGCTTCTGCGGCTTTTGCTGCCAGAGTACCTTCGCCCTGAAGAAGCCCGCTCAGCACACCTTTGCCGCCCGCAGTAGCGCCGGCTTTCATCAAACCCCCTGCTCCGGTGAACAACGTCGAGACGTCTGTGGCCACGCCCACCGGATCGTTTTGAAGCGCAGTCAGAAACCCTTGCGCGCTTCCGTACCTGTCCGCGTAAAAGTTTCCCGCTGCCTGGGCCGTTGCGAGTCCGCGTTGCGTCCGCTCCGGGTCAGTCTTCAGCATGTGCTGTTGCATGTCGTTGGGCAACATGCTGAGATAAGCACCCCGCGCCAAGTCCATAACGCCTATGCCAGTCTTTACCGGGCTAGCCACCATGCCCCCAACGCCGGCAGCAAGATGTAACGCGCTGCCGGGAACGTTTGCAACCGCTTTGATGGGGTCGAACTGCAACGATGTGTCGCCCATCGCCGTGCCGCGAGCAGCACGTTCGCCAGACAGATGCGATAGGATTTCGGCTGGCTTGTACCCGGCGTCCAGCGCCGTCTTCATCTTTGGCCCTAAATCCGGCGTGCTGCTAAGGTGCGCGGCTATGGCCGCGTCATCATAGCCCGCTGCCCGCGCTTGCGAGATTTGGTCTTGAATGGTAGCCATTAGCGAAAAATCTCGTCAAGAGAAGGCTTGGCCGTAGGCGTTGCCCCCGCTGCAGGTTCAGGTTTTCCTCGCAACACTGCTCTAGCCGCTCCAGTAGATTCTAAGGCAGCGGTCATTTCCTTATCCATAACCTTAAATACGGTGTTTAACTGGCCGTTAGAATATGACGAATTAACAATTTCTCTTGCGTGATTTTTATCGCTAACGGTTGACACGCCTTTGGGGTTAATAGCTCTTGCGTAACTATTAACTAAAGCGTTTAATGCTGTATTCAACGCAACAATATTTTCGCCGCCGGTTCCTTTGTCTACGGCATTTTGAATGCTATTCAAAGTAGGGTATTGTGACCGATCTACCAAACTTGAATAATCCGACGCAACACGAATCATCTTTTTGGCTTCGCTAGACGCCAAAAGCACGTTTGCCCCTTGCGAGCCCAGTACACGTTCAGCCGTAGTTGCGCCTGCTTGCCCTGCTCTTGCAGTCAACATTTTTGCCGCAGCTTCGGCTCCTGATGAACCGTCGGCGGTTGATATTTGTGCTGCGCGGTCAAGGACTTGTTGTTTCATTTTTGCAGCGGCTTTGCCTGACCCAAGCGAAGGCATAGCCCCGCCTTGCGCAACCAGTTGCCCTGCAAATTCAAGCGTGTCTGGCGTTAGAACCCCGGCAGCGGTTTCTTCTGCTAATTTTCGGGTAAAGTGTTCTTCTGATTGTTTAAGCCGCGCTTCATCGGTTCTTGCGCGTGATGTTGCAGCGGCAGCGGTTTCCAACGCAGCGTCAGTAGATGGCACTGCACCAATTGCTGTGTTGGTTTGACTTCCAGGAACCACATTGCCAAAAGCGTCAATTGTGCTGCCTTGGCTAACGTTGCCCAAATTAACGTTCTGACGGGTGCCTTTCAACGCATCAAAAATATCTTTTCCTGATAGTTGAGCGTGCGCGGCTTGCCACAGTTTAGGGTTTTTTGCAAACTCATCTAAGTTTGTTCGCAGTGCTTCATCGAGCGGTCTCATTTGCGCTGCAAGCGGCCCTAACACAGGGTGTTTGTACATCGCCGCAGTGTACGCTCTAACATCGTCAGGCCCATTAACCGAAAGAGGCGAAAACCTTTTGTTAAAGTTTGTTAGTTGTGCATCTAACGTTTTTGCATTTAAGTCATTTGTTTGCGCTTCTACATGCGCCGCTGTTCCTGGCTGCGCGTTTATATCGCCCAACATTTTTGCGTTTGCCAAATAATTTTTATATATGGGGTCGGCAATATTGGGCGCGGTATAATGTAGTTCACGAACGTGTTCGGGGTTGGCTAGCGTAAACCCTGGCCGCCCCATAAGGGTACGCACTGCGTTTTGTTCTTGGAACCCGCGCTGCTTTTCTTGCATCAGCAACTGGTTCATCTGGTTCTGCTGTTGCGCGTGCTGCAACTGAACTGGCGCCAATGCCGATTGGTCTTGCAAATGCCGCATCTGCATCATTTGCGCCATCTGATTGATGGGGTTGGGCATGTCAAACTTTGCCCCTTGCGCGATCAAAGCATTCAGGTCAGCCATGATCAAGTTCCCATCTTAGTGTAGTCGCCATACCCGGCGTTGCCAGCAGTTACATTGCCGCCGACGCTAGATGGAAAGAACTTGTTCATCAATTGCTGGTTCTGGTACATGCTGCCCATCGAGCCTAGCATATTGTTTATGCTGTTGGCTGAACCCATCTGTCCCGCAGCGGTGGCCTGCCCCGCCTGCATCATCATGTTGCCCGCGTTGACGCCGTACTGGCCTGCTTGAGCAGCTTGCCCCGCCGCTGATGCTTGCCCCGAAGCCATCAAACTCCCCAACGGTTGCAGCATGTTGGCGCGGTTGGTCTGGTAGCGGTTGAAGGCGTTACCATACTCTTGCGATGCCGACGCCTGCCGGTAGTCCTCTAGACCCTTCATGGTCTGACCAGAGATTAGCCCGCCTCTGGCGCCGGCTTGATGAGCGTACGCTTTCAAACCTTCGCCCAGCCTAAACCCATAGCCTGGGTCAGCCTGGTAGTCGGCCATGCTGAACGGTTTGGAATAGCTACCATAACCCGCTGCGTTAGGATCGCCGCCAATGCCAAGACGTTCCAGTAGCTTATTTTGTGCAACAAGCCCGGCTTGATTGTAAGGGTCCAACAAACGTTGTTGTTCGTCAAACTGTTGCTTTTGAAGCGCAGCGGCGTTGTTGGCCGCATCGGCTTGAGTGCGTGCAGCGTCTCGGGCGCCGCCGGCTGAGATCATGCCGCCCAATAGGGCGCTGCCGCCCATGATGGCCATACCTGCGCCCGCAGTGATGCCGAAAGTCATGCTGTCACCTTTTCCGTTATGTCGCCCAGAAGGCCCATCTCATCGTACGTTGGCGAGATGAGTTCTGATTCTATCGCGTCTAGCTCTGAGTGCTTGGTCATATGCACCGTCACCCAGATCGTATCCTCTTCCGCGTACACCGCTCGCTTCAGCCCTTCTTCAGAGACAAAGGTGCAGGGCGCTTCGAAGTACTTCTTGCCAAACTCAGTGCTGACCGACACCTTGCCCTGCATGATAAAGTTCAAGTGCTGGTGCCGGTGAATCTTCCCGATGATCAGCGTTCCTTGCGGGATGAACATCTGTCTGGCGTAGGTGCGGCACCCGTACTCTTCGTGCATGGGCGAGAACGTGTGCGTCAGGGTGCAATCAGGCAACCGATCCGGCATATCGCCGTCAGCGATCATCTTCTGCATCCCTTCCTGTACGGTCAGGATGTTCTGTCGAAACTTAACTTTCGACGGAGTGTTCTTCGCAAGGGCAAAGAACTCTGGACCGTAGGTCACCTTCATGTCAGCATTTCCACTTCTTCAACGCCAGCGCCTTGCGGGTAGGCTCGCCCTTGGCGTCCTTCATCGGGCCCTGCACGCCGCCCATCCGGGCGCAGAACGAGTCCTTGCGCGGGCCGCCCTCGGGCTGCGGTGGCTTGAGCCCAGGCTTGCCGGGGTTGGCCTTGTTGTACGAGGCGCGGCCCTTGGCGTTCAAGCCGCCCTCGGGGTTCTTGCCTTCGGCTCTTTGCCAAGCAGGAGTCTTCATATTTACACCGAGGTAATGGTCTGCCAGGCAGAACCAGAATAGACGCACAGCTTGGCGAGCGTTGAGTCAAAGACCACCAGACCAGCAACCGGCGTGCCGATGGCATTCTTCTGTGTGGTGGTCATCACCGGAAACTTGAATCCCAGTGTCGTTGAGGTGACGTCCACAATGGCGCAAGACACTGGGGTAGTTGTACCAATGCCCATTAAACCGGCGCTAGAGATGACGGCCCGTGTAGTGTTAACCGTACTGCCGGTAGCAAACGCAAGTGCGGTGGGAACAGTGCCTGCGGAAACCGCAGCGTCAACGTACCCATAAACATTAGCTCTGGTTTGGTTTGATGTGCCGTCTGAACCTAGGAAAGATACGCTTCCAAGAGTGTCGCCGCTTTGCACCGCATCTGCAGACGTAGCGGTTGTCCCGCGAGTCTTAACCATGTAAATATTGGCGCCAGAAACAGTATTTGAATACGCTCTGATTACAGTGCTGGGCGCAAGGGTAGTAGCATCCCCATAAATTTGAACACCAAATGCGCCTGCGGATGAGGTTGGGCCACCAACAAACACTCTGGCAGCAAATGATGCGTCCCCAGTAACACCCAATGTTGAACTGGCTGTAATTGCTGCTGCGCCCAAAGTGCCCGTAATGGTTGGAGAAGCAGAAAACACAAGGTTTGTGTTGGTCGTTCCGGTAGCGCCGGAGGCCGTGTAGCCGGTGATATTGTTAAACGATGCAATGCTCGCCGTGATAGCGTTTGTGCCGCCGTTGGCAACGGGCAAGGCTGTTCCGGAATAAGCGATTGCAAGCGTTCCGGCGGCAGTGATCGGTGATCCGGTGACGCTCAGAAATGCCGGTACGGTAGCCGCTACGCTGGTAACGGTGCCAACTCCGGTAACCGTTGCCCAAGTTGGGGCGCTTGCGCCATTGGACTTTAGAACTTGACCTGACGCGCCAACAGCAGAGAATGCATAGGCTGTGCCGGTGCCATAAGGCACGGCGCCAGCTGTTGGCGCGGCGGTGGCGTTCGTGCCGCCATTGGCAACTGCCAACGTTCCAGCCAGCGTAACGGCGCCGGCAGTTGCGGTCGCCGGAGTCAGGCCGGTTGTGCCACCAGAAAAGGTGGTTTGAGCAGCGGCGACCGTTGTTTGTGAAGTGATGCCGCCCTGCACCACTGCAACAAGCTCGGTGCCCGTGAGAGCACCAGCTGCTGGGAGGTTTGAGATTTTAACGCCGGCCATTATTGTAGAACTCCAGAGGCTTTGAGGTCATTAATCAAAGTGCCAAGCACAGTGGCAACCGCACCCACTGCATCGGCGGTGTTTAGTGCTCGGTCTGGCAATCCTGCACCAGTCACAGTGTAAGCGTTGGCAGTCTGCAAACCGCCAAACGGATACCAAGTGCCTGGCGTACCGCTGACCAAGCAATGCCAGCCAACCGGCGTGCCGGCGGCTGGGTACTCGACCCAGAGCTTGTCGCCTTGAATCCAAGTGCCAATCACAGGAGCGGCAGAACCAAAGAAGTCTCGTTGCGACATGCCTCGGCCTGGAATGGCTGTGGTAACGCCGGCATACGCATTGGCGCCGGTAGCGGACGCGCTGTCGTTGTTAAACATCGACCGCAGCGCATAAACGTTGGGGGTGTCATTCCAAAGAGAGATGCCCGCGCTTGATGCTCTCTGGATAATGTTGCGATCCACCACATACTGACGTTTGTCGCCCGATGCCAACTGGATGCCGTACAGCATCTTGGTTGATGTGGGCTCGCCGATGATCGTGTTGTACGAGCAGTCAACGCCGCCGTTGCCGTCAAGCAGCATCCCGGAGTTGCCGCCCGCAGTGGCCACGCCAGCCAGTCCTGCATTGATAAGCGCGTTGTTCCTGACCCGGCAAGGCTTGAGCGGCGCAAGCACCGCAACGCCGTTGTACTGGACGTTGGAGACGTTGTTGTTCAAGAAATCTACGTTGGCAACGTACAACCCGTACAGGCCGTTACGCCCGCAGGTATCGATCACGTTGTCGGCAATTACCGCATTCTTGACGTAGCGCAGGCTTATGCCGTCCTGCTGGATGTTGCGAACGGAATTGCCGGTGATGGTGATGTTATTGCCGTATAGCGCTTTGGTGACCGTGCCACCGCTGCCGTAAGCGGTCCAGCCCACGGTGCTGAGTTGAACGTCTTGGTAGGTGGTGACCGTGAAAGTCGTCGTTGCTGGCGTGGTGGCAACAACGAACGTATCGTTGACCGTGTTGGCGACCGCGTAGTTGACCACCGCCGTGCCGCCGCTGACCCATGCGCCTGAAGCGGTGGTGTCCACCGGGACGCCGGCCAGCGAGATGGAGAAGGTGTTTAGCGCAGGCGTGGTGTTGATGACGAAGGTGCCGTTGACGCCCGTTGTTCCGACAACGCCGGAAATCACAACCGTGTTGCCGACCTGGAAGCCATGCGATGCGGTGGTGGTGAAGACGCCAGGGTTGGCGTTTGTGATGCCCGAGATGGTCCTGCTATCAACCGAGATCAGGCCCGTCACGCCGCTGATGCTGACAACATCGCCAGCCACAAGGCCGTGCGCCGCTACGGTGGTGAAGACTGCGGGGCTTGCATTGGTGACGCCGGAAAGCGTCCCTGCGGTTGCCGGTGCCGAGTTGTACACCAAGATGCCATCGCCGCTGATGAATGGCGCTGCCGTGCCGGTGTTCTGGATGACGTTGCCAATGATCGTCATGTCGCTGGGCAACTGCGTCAGCACAGGATCGTTGTACCACTGCACCTTCATGCCAATACCGCAGGTGTTGTGGATCAGGTTGTTGCTGATGGTCAGGCGCTGGATTCCGGTGTCGCAGTAGATGCCGTGCTCAACCACCGTGTTCTTGATGATATTGCCGTCAATCACAACGTCCGTTGACTGCTGGCCAACGATGATGCCCTCGCCAGTCTCTTGGATGGTGTTGCCACGGATGGTGACGCCGTTGCCAAGGATCGTGACGCCGGTGCAGTTGCGGTTGCCAGCAGAAGGGACGCCCAGCACCGCAGCGCCAGGCCCAGTTATGAAGTTGTCAATGAACTCAATGTTCGTGCCCGAAAGCGCCACCATCAGCGGGGAATAGCAGAACCCGGTGAACGTGTTATTGCGAACAGATAGGTTGACGGCTGACGCGCCACGAACGCAAATGGCGAGTGAGGACGCTGTGTTGGTGAACGGCGACTCTGCTTTGCCAACGAAGTTGCCGCCTGAAATGGTTACGCCTGTGGTGCTGCGTACGTCAAACATCGGCGTCTGCGTTGCAGTCTGAGTGACCGTGGCGCCGTTGAAGATTAGCGTGCTGCCGGTCTGGACTGTCAGCGTGCCGCTGATCTTGTAGGTGTCACCGGCATCGCCGAAGCTGACGCACTTGGATGCAGCAAGCGCCGCATTGATGGCGGCTGTGGCGTCTACACCGCCGGTCGGATCAGCGCCGAAGTCTTGCACGCTGACGCTCTCGCGCAGTTTGGCTTGGACGGTAGTTGCCACCGCGCCGCTGCCGGCGGTTATGTACCCGACCAACGATGAGCCGGTGCTGGCCGAAAGATCGGCAGCGCCGACCAAGCCCTCGATGTTGTCCGCAGTCCAGATTTCTACGTCGGTAGAGTCGGTCAGTTTGAACTTGTAGGCTGCGGTAGTTGACAACCAGACCGCTGCTTCACCCCGACTATTGAGGATAATTGGGTTGGTGTTGGATTGAGCGCCCGACGCGGCGGTGTAGGTTGCCAGCAACGTGGTAGTGCCTGCTGCATAGGTGTACAGTTTTCCACCAACCAGCGGAACACCGCCAGCGGTAAAAAACTGCATGAACGGGCTAGGTGTGAGGTTCATGCTATACCTGCTGTACGGTAAGAATCATAGACGGGGCTTGCGGATGTATTGGGGCCACTGTGGATGCCGGGTAAGTCAAAATCTGAGTTGTACCGTTGTCGGTAGTCCAATACAACTCAAAATAATCATTGGCGGCGGCTTGCAGAATGTAATTCCAGCCGATGATTGTGTGGCCGCTGATTGCGCCATGTTTTGATGGAGTTCCAACAATACCAGCAGAATTAGGTATATTAACTCCATTCTGCCGAAGCCAAATAGTTACGTCATCAATGGCTGCGGAAGGGTTTGATATTTCTGCACTAAATTGCAAATTGTAAATGCCTGCGCGGGCTACAACAATTCTAGATGTTGGCGTCCCAATAGATACGTTGCTTGATATATCTGTTGTGTTAAACGTAATTGCTGCAATCGTTGCGGCAGCGGCAGATTGGGTCGTGGTGTCGTAAAACGAACCGTAGGCCTTGTCTGATGCGATGGTAACCGAAGCAGGGCCGTTGGTGATTGCAATTCCGCTGCCCGCCGTCAGCGTTGCTTTGCCCAGCGTGTTGCCGGTGGTGTTGCCGATCAGCAGTTGCCCATCGGTGTAACTGCTCTGCCCGGTGCCACCGCTTGCGACGTTGAGCAAGCCAGAAAGCGTGACGTTGCCGGTGGTTGGCGCAGCCGGGGTCAGGCCAGTGACGCCGCCAGACCAAGACAGTACGCCGGTGTTGGCAAGCGTAATGCTGCCAATGGCGTTGGTCACCCCAATGCCGGCGCCTGGCGTCAGTGTGTTGAGTGTGTAGCCTGTGCCGTTGCCAATGAGCAACTGACCATTGACCGGGATGGCAGACACACCCGTGCCGCCGTTGACCGGTTGAATGACGTTTTGGTTTTGCCCGACAACGGTGTACAACCCGTTGAAGAACCGAAACCACTCCATCGATATTAGCCCGGTGCGATCATCGATGAGAGGCACGCGAGGCGCCGGGATTTGGGTAATGTCAAGCATTGGTCGGGGTGATGAACAACTCAGCGCCCATGATGGCGATCTTGACCGGGTCAGTGCCTGACACCTCGTAGACCCGGTCCCGGAGCTTTTCGGTCATGCCAAGGCGGCGCCAAATGGTGCGGTATCCGTACTGGCCGATAGCGCCCATTGAGCGCCAGTGCTCGTTCGACCAAGTGTGCCCGCCATCGTCCGACCAGCGCAGCATGGCTTGCGGGTTGGCGCCTTGGACCGTAGCAATTGAGACCAAAAGGCTTTCGCTTGTTTCAGTCAGCAACTCAAGGCTACTTTCAGTCAGCAACGCTTCCAACGGTGTTGATGGGTCAACACCGTTCAGCCCCACGCCAGTCTCGGCGTCAAGTTGCAGCGAGTGGTGCGCCGTGCGCTTCAGGTTGTTCTGGCCGGTCGGCAACGCCCGCCATGACCGCAGCCATTTTTGTACTTGACCGTTGTCAGCGTAGACATCGAGATCGAACGAGTAGATGTTGCCGTTGGCAAAATCCCCGACGATGATCGTGCCACCAAAGTTGCACTGGCAGTTCGACCTGTGCCGGTACTGGTTCTCATCGCCGCTGGCACGTTCGTGCCAGGCTTGCACCGACACATCGTAGACCCAGGTCTTGCTGGCTGAGGGGAAGTTCAGAACGTAGAAGGCGTGGCCTTCTTGCTGGTAGGTGTAGGCTACCGCGTCAGAGATGTTGCCGTACTGGGCAATGGCGTACTCGATGGCGTGGGTCGATACCCTGACGCCGCTGTAGCCGTTGTTCTTGTAGACGATGCCCTGCCCGCGAGCATCTGTTCCCAACCAGAACAGCGCGTTGTCGAGCTTGGCAATTGAGTAGGGGGCTACGCAACCGATTTCGTTGAACGCGCCTTGGACAGGCGTCAGCGGGAAATTTGCTAGGCCGGCGTTGTACCAGACTTCAACCGAGTCAGTACCAAACACCCACATCTGCCGGTGGTCTACGTTGATCGCCACCACACCGTCAGGAGAACCATCGGCGCTGGATACATCTAACGCATTGAAGACCAGTGGGTAGATGTACGTCGCCGTTACTGGATCAACCGTATCGACACTGTAGATCCGCTGGCTGTTTGGCTCGTTGAAGACAAACAGATTGTCGATGTACGCGACAGTGACAGCGCCGGGGAAGTTGGGGTCCGTAATCTGGTTGAATTCACCAGTTGGCTCAAAGTAGGTGTAGCTTGGGCCGTTACAGGCAAAGAAGATCACCGCGCCGTTGTCCGCAATCGACACCGGCCCTGTGCCTGAGACTGTGCCAATCAGTTCTGGCGTGCCATTCGTAGCGGCGAGCCTGAAGACCTGAGACCCCGAGACGACGTAGAAGTCCGACCCGTTGGTCTGGTGCGCCCACAAGGCCCGGATAGGCCCAGTGCCGACCGTCTGAAGAAACTGCAATCCTGGGGCGCGGTTCAAGAACCCAGCTTCCTTGCCGCCATCGGGGATGGCTTCTGGAAACAAGTTGACGAGCCTATTATCCGCAGCATTGATGCTGCGGGCAACGTATGACTGGCCCAGAATGGGGGTCTTAATTTCCGGCTCCAGGCAAGTTAAACATCTTTAGTAATTGCCAGCGAATATATTAAACCGTTGCCGAGTGCCCACGATGCTGTACGGCAGCGACATGATGTCATCCGGGTTGTTGATGCGCTTCAGGTTGCGCTTGGATGCCATGGCAATCCGCGAGACCTGCGGCGATGGCTCGACACCAAACTCAGCAGCGATCTCACACGCCAAGTTGTACCGGAACGCCCGCAGGTAACCTGGTGGGAAGGACAGCACAGTCGCCAGAGTGGCTGGCTGATCCAACTCAGTCACCGAAATGAAGTGCCACTCCAGCACCTTGGTCGGCACTGGGTAGATGTACATGTCGATGTTGGGGTAGTCCATGTTGATCCAGATCACC